TGGTTCAGAAAACTTGTTAAAGAAACGGTAGTAAGAACTACCTTAAGTGAATATAGATCCCCGGGGAAACTATTATCAAGGAGTAATAAAACTGTAGCTTGGAAAAGAGGTAGTATGTATTTTTTCAAGTATGATCCAAAACATAAAGAAACACTTCCGTTTTATGATACTTTTCCTTTGGTGATTCCCATTGAAAGATATTCTGATGGATTTTTAGGTATCAATTTTCATTATCTATATCCTAAAGATAGAGCTATATTATTAGATCAGCTTCAGGTGTTTGCTAATAATGACAAATTAGATGAAACAACTAGATTACGTATGACATATAGAAGCTTAGGAAATTTTACAAGACTTAAAAGAGCAAAACCATGTATTCACAGATATTTAGATATGCATATGAGATCGGCAATGGTTCCTGTTAATGCTGATGAATGGGGAACGGCTCTGTTTTTACCTGTAGAACGATTTAAAAAAATGAATAAAACAATGGTTTGGATGGATAGTAAATCCAAATACATAACATCATAAAGAAGGATAAAATTATGCCAGATGCCGGACCCTTTAATCCAGATAGCTTTTTAAATAAAGCAGATAATCTTGGTGGACTTGCTAAAAATAGTAGATTTTCTGTTTCAATTACTCCTCCCACAAAACTAGTCACCGGAAATCGGGCTGAGGTTTGGTCTTTCCTTTGTAGAAGCGCAGAAATTCCAGCAATGGCTCAACAGACAACAGAAGATAGGATTTATGGTATAGAAGTTATGAAGCCATACGGTGTTACATTTGAACCTGTGACTTTAAGTTTTTTTAATACTAATGATTTTTCTCCACGTAAATTTTGGGAAGATTGGTTAGATCATATTCAACCAGCAAAATCAAGGAATATGGCATATTATGATGATATGGTTGGAGACATAAAAATATATCATTATTCAGATCACGCGAAGCAACCGGTACCCTCTTATGAAAATTATTATTGCCAGCTCATAGAAGCTTGGCCACTTTCTATAGGAGAATCAGAACTCGACTGGGAACAAGATGAGGTTAATGGTGCAGCTTTTGATGTTCAACTACAATATAAATATTGGACGAGAAGTGACGGACCCGGATCAAGCTCAAGCGGCGGATCCACAAGAGTGGATCCTAACAAGACCTACGAGCAGAACTATGGACGGGGTAATCCTCATCTTTAATTATTAATTATGAATTATAGGAGAATATTATGTCTTTACCAAAAGTAGCAACGCCTACTTATGAATTGACAATCCCTTCTACGGGACAAAAAATTAAATACAGACCTTTTCTTGTAAAAGAAGAAAAGGTGTTAATGATGGCAGCTGAACAAGGAGGTGCACATATAACCAAAGCAATAAAAGATGTTTTGAATGCATGTTCAGAAAGTAAAGTTAATCTTAAAACCCTTGCACCATTTGATATTGAATATTTCTTTTTACAACTTAGAGGAAAGTCTGTTGGGGATCAAATATCAATTAGACTTAAAAAACCAGATTCAATAGAATGTGAAGAAGAAAATTGTGAACAACTCTGTACAGTAGACCTTAATGTTGCTGATATAGAAGTAGATACTTCCAAAGTAAGTAATGGTAAGATAAACATTACAAAAGATATTGGTATAAAATTAAAATATCCTGAACTTGATAACATGCAAAAATTTATTACTTCAGGTACAGACCCAACTGCTGATGAAATATTTAAATTAATTACTGAATCTATTGAATATATTTGGGAAGGTGAAGAGATATATAAGTCAAGAGATACCACTAAAACGGAATTAAATGATTTTATCGAATCACTTAATTCAGAACAATTTGGTAGAATTAGAAGTTTTTTTGAAGATATGCCTAGACTGAGTAAAGATGTTCCATGGACATGTACTAAATGTGGAAAATCTACGACAGTAACACTTCAGGGGATTGATTCTTTTTTCGGATAGCGCTGAGTCATGACTCCTTGGCGAATCATTTTCAAACAAACTTCGCCATGATTCAGCATCACAAGTGGAGTCTTTATGATATTGAAAATATGACCCCTTTTGACAGACAAGTATATGTGTTATTATTACAACAATGGTTAAAAGAAGAAAACGCAAGAATTAATGAGCAAAATAGAAAAATGAAACAAGGTAAATAATAAATGGCGGAAACAGCACAAGACAAAAAACTAAGTGAAGTTAGTGATAAACTTTCTAAACTGAATGGTACCACAGAAGTAGGTCTTGGTAATGTCCAAAATCTAACAGAAACTTTGGTTGCACAAAGTAGAGCATCATTAGAAGCAACAGAATCAGCTGCAGCAGCAGAAACAGAATCTAGAAAAGAGGCCGCAAGGGCACGAAAAGATAAACTGGGTGTGACTGATGTTAATGTTCTGAATTGGCAAAAAGAAGATTCAGGAATGTTTGATACATTAGCCGATATGTTGGCTATGAAATTTGCTTGGGGTGGATTAGGTTTAGTTGGTCTGGGTGCAGCTGTCGTTGGCGCAATATCTGGTGCACTTATAGGAGCAAGTGCTGGATTAGTAACAGGTTTTCTAAGTATGTGGAAAGATATCTTCAAATTTTTTGGAAACATTCTTAGAGGGAAACTTGCTAGTATGTTTCCAAATGTTACTGCCACCCTGAAGAGCATTTTTGGTAAAGGTGGAAAAATTAGTCAATTTATTACCGCTATAAAAGCATTCTTTACAGAAAGCAAAGTATTCAAAGCGATTTCAAATGCATTCATTAAATTAAAAACAATGCTAACAACTTTTGGAACAAAAATATCAAAATTTTTCTCTCCAATAACAAAACTTTTTGGTGGAGGTGGAGGGCCGATTAGTAAATTTTTCTCCACTTTTGGAAAATTCTTTAAAATATTTAGAACTTTTTTTGCTAGATTATTTTATCCCCTTCAAATCATTATTAGTCTTGTAGAAGGTTTCTTTGAAGCAAAAGATGCAGTTGGTAAGAGTAAAGGAATGATGGCAACATTCTTCAATGCAATCATTGGTTTCTTTGGTGGTATTCTTGATGGTCTGATTTTTGGAATGCTGGATCTGATCAAAGATGGTGTTTCTTGGATTGCAGGATTCTTAGGATTTGGAGATGTTGAAAAATTACTTGATAGTTTTTCTTTCTCCGATATGTTCAATGAATTTTTAGATGACATCTATGAATGGTTCAATCTCTTATTCAGCGATCCAGTTGCGGCGCTATCACAATATTTTAGCGCACTGTTTGGTGGGATGCTATCAATAGGAGATTTTATCGTTAACATGTATAAAAAACCACTTGTATGGTTAATGAAATTGTTTGGATGGGATGATGCTGCAGAATCAACCGAAAACTTTTCCCTCAAAGAATGGGTCATGGGAAAATGGAAGGCTGTAAAAGATTGGTTTACAGGATTATTATCTTGGGGTAAAGACGCAGGTGCTACAGAAGAAGGTGGATGGTCGTTCACAAAATTTATAGGTGAAGCATGGCAAAAAATTAAAGACTACTTCAAGAACCTACTAACCTTTGAGGGTGCCGGTGGAGAAAAGATTGGATTGGGTGACAAGATTATGGAATTATTTAAATCTATACCAGATAAAATAGTTCAGTTATTTAAAGATATGATTGCAAAGGTTCAACAAATATTCTCATCGATATCTATGCCTTGGGAAGATACACCTGAAGAAAAGCAGCAAAAGGGAAAAGAAATACAGTCAAAAATTAAAGAGCATCAAGTAGCACTGAAAGCCGGTGACACTAGGACCATGATGGGTTTTTCGCGTGAGGCTGAAATAAAAAAATTACAAGAAGAATTATCTGGTATACCGGGATTTGCAGAAGGTGGATTAGTCAAAGGAACTGGAATAGCTAAACTTCATGGAAGTCCAACTTCACCAGAACTAGTTTTAGACAATCAGGCTGCAAGTCTTTTTATGCAAGCAGCCCAAATGCTTTCAAGTTTATATTTAGAAGGAACTCTTGTAAGAGCAGAAGCTTCAAGTGGAGGAAACGTATCAGTTGTAAATGCTCCTGCGACCACTATCAACAAATCGACATCCGGCATGATGATGGTGCCTCAAAGTATCCGACCTAATCCACCTAATATACTTCCAGCTTAATCTTCTGCAAGTTGTTTAAAATAACTCATCTCTTCTTCAGTTTCCTCTCCCGCTGCTGTAGCAAGAGTAGGTGTAGGAGAAACAGCTTCTTTTGGAATATAAGGTGATCCTCCATCAAAAGGGACTGAAGGATTCCTTGGAGCTTCCGGACCGGTTGAGGTTTCGGTAGTATCACCTGTTGACAAACCAAGTACTCTATCCAATTTCTCTTTCAACTCTGTATAAGTCTTAAAGTTCTTTGGATCAGTAAAGGCATCCAATGAATGTTCTGTTTTCCAAACTGTCTCCATCTTATTCTCATCTTCATCAAGAGGAGCTGGATTTTCGAATTCACTCTTATCATAATTTGAAAACCCATCAACTTTACGAATCTTTATCTTAAAATTCGCGCCTTCCCATAGATCAAAAGGATTGACTGGAGTTTCATCTTCAAATTCAGGATTCATCTTATCATTAAGTTTATCCCAGATTTTCTTCCCATACTTGTACAGGCGAACTTGATTTTCGTTCTGAGGATTTGATGGATCTTTGAGAACATAAACATTAGAGACATAGGTGAGCCTACGTTTCTGTTTACGTGCTATATTTTTATTTGCCTCAATTCCTGAATTCCAGAGTTGAGAATTATACTCACTTACTGGGTCTTTCTGACCAAGAGTGGTGAGAGAGTTTTCAATGTACCATCCACCGGGTCCTTGAAATCCATGATTCCATGAACGTGACCAGGGAAGGTCTTCTCCATCTGGTGCAGGAAGAAATCGAACAACGGCCATTCCGTTGCCTGACTTGTCCAATTCTGGACGCCAGAATCGATCATCATCACCT